CCACGACGAGATAACGGGGAGTCAGGTTCAAGACCCGCCCCTTCATCCCGGTTTGCTTGCGCATGGCACTGCGGCCGGCCGTCAGCGCGGTATCGCTGATGGCGGAACCGGAGGCGGCCAGGTTGCCGTGATTGGCGTGGAAGAGCGCCGTTCCATCGGCCATGGCGGGATTGCTGGTCAGAATGCCGTACACCAGATCGCCCTCGAGCGCAGCCGCCTCCGCCGCCAGAGCGAACGGAATGCGATCGAACGCGCCGAGGTCATCGTTGACCAGCGTTTCCCAGGTCAACGTGACGATGCCGCCGTACTTGCCCAGCGCGTATTTCTCAGCCGAATCGCCGAAGGTGATCGCCTTGTACTCACCGCCCTCTTTCACCTTTTGGAACACGGTCGACTCGGACAACTGCGTGCGCGCAACCTCCTTGAAATCGGGGGCGGTCGCCATCCGCGTCCACGGCACGAAGGTCCGCGGCTGCAGCTGGTAGGCCTGGCGCAGCGTCCGGCGCACGGTGTTGGCCAAGATGTTCGGGAAATCCGACGTGCTTTGCATGCCGGCCCGCACCCTCAGATCGGAATCCAGGTTGAGCGAGGCGGTGGCAATCTCACGCCGGCTGAGACCCCGGGCGCGACCGCCCGCGAGCTCGATCGCCTCGCGTGCCATGTCGATCAGAGTCATGCCTCGGTACTGCCGCGCCGCCGCCAGGCGCGGTGCGTCCGTCACGGCCCGGGGATTGGCCCGCAGGACGATGGCATCGCCGATCGCTTCCCGGCGACGATCGGTTTCGTCCAGGATGGTCTGGATGTCCGCCGCCGAGCGGGTCGAACTGGCTTCGCCGCGTTTGGCGATTTCGCGCAGAACAGCCAGGCCGGCGTCTTGGGCGGTCATACCTTCGCGGCCGATCAGCTCGTCCGCGAAGGCAGGCTCGAGGCCGCCCATGCGGACAGCCTCCCGGATGCCGGTCTGCCGTTCCGCCTCGGCGCGGCCGCCCTCCACTCGGGCTTGCTCGAGGGCCCGCTGTTGGGCGTCCGCGTTCTGCTGGGTTGCGGCGCCGGTGTTGGCCGCCGGTTGCTGCGTGTTGTCTTCGGGAGGCATTGCTCTTTCCTCTTGGGTTGAATTGCCAGCGGCTGCCGGCGTTGAACGGACTACATCGATAAACTGGCAGGGATATGTGCGCAGTTGCTGCTCGGGTGCGGAATCCGCACCATCCGCAGCGCGCACCGCGCTATTGACTTCAGCTCCCACGGGAACGAGGGACACCTCGAACGGCTCCCAGTCAATGGCGCGATATCGCCACATCTCGCCCTCTTTCGTCGGGGGGATCCGCTCATACTGGTAGACGGCGTACCCGACGGAAACGTTGGCGATGATGCGGTCGAGGACGTCCTGATAGATGGGCTCGACGTCCTCCCGCTTGCTGAAGCGAACCGTGCAAGTGGGCTCCGGCTCAAGCGCAGCGACGTCGACAACGCCCAGAACATCGTTTAGGCGCCAGCGTGAATGAGTGTTCAGCATTGGCGCACGACCGGAAAGCAAGCGGTCCATTCGGACATGTGCGGGATCGAGGCTGAGTTCCTCGAGATAGCCCCGCTCGTTCCACCAGTCGTATCGCTGCACCGCAGCCCCGGTGGTCCACGTCATCTCGGCGCTGCGGGTTTCCGCATTGACCTCGCCGATGGGCTGCACGCGCGTCTGCAAAGGCAAATCGCGTATTTCGACGCCGGGAACAGCACCCAGCGGCAGCTGCTGGGTTTCGCGGCGCTGGGCCGCCGGAGTTATCGTGTTCTGGGGCATGGGAACCTCAAAAAAAAGCCCCGCGGCGGCGGGGCAGTGTTGAAGGAATGTTCGGGCCTACTTGGCGCCGAGCAGCTCGGCCACCACTTCCGGGGGGATCAGCTTGTCGCTGACCGCAGGATCGGCGTCCGACAGAATGCCGAGTTCCTTGAGGCGGGCCCGCTCGTCAGCGATCTCCCGGAATACCGCACCGGGATCGTCGCCACGCTCGCGGATCGCCGCGGAGAGCGACTGCAGACCGCCGCGCAACCCCTCTTTCGTCGCCATGATGTCTTTCAGCGGATCCACTAGGTCCACCTTCGGCATGGCCCATTCATAGCGCTGCGGCCGCGCTTTCTGCACGCCGGCCAGCACTGCGGCGGCCTGGACCCGGGCAGCCACACGATTGAGCACCATTGGCACGAGTGCCAACCATTGTTCCTGGGCGATCAACTTGCGATAGTCCATGTTGGCCGACCGCATGCTCGAGTAGTTGGCTTGCGAGTGGTCCCCCGTCATGGACGAGTACATGACGCCGGTGCCCGCCGAAACCGCGTAGAGCTGCGAGCGGGTGTACTCCCCATATCCGCCCGAGGACGCCGGCGAGCCAAACTCCACGCCATCGGCGCCACTCAAATACTTGATCATCCCGGGCGAGACTTTCTCCTCCCCAGGCTTGCGGCGCTTGTCGCCGAGGTCCACATTGCCGCCGAGCGTCTGGCTTGAGTCATCCGTCCGAACGAACGCCACGAAGCAAGCCTCGATTTTCTTTCGAACGAGTTCCGCCTGCTCGTAGTCCGCCAGGTCGCGCAAGCGCATGAGCGCCACCGCCATCTCCGCCATACCCCGCACCTGAGAGGCGCGCCGCTTGCGGTAGTAGTGGATGACATCTTCCGCAGGAACCCGCTTGCTCTCGAGGGATCTCACCCGATAGCTGGCGACCTCGCCAGGATGAACCGGATAGAGCCAATACGCCCGCCGGCGGCCGAGTTGATCGAACTCTACGCCGGCGATCACGAAATTCCCATTGGACAAGGGACCCGTCTTGTAGCTGTCGAGGTGATCCGCCTCCAGCACCTGCACCTGCAGAGGCACGGCCAGACCGTCCTCTGGGCGCCGAGGCCGGAACCGTACCAGGCCCTCACCGACCTCCTTGCGGCCCCGCACCAGCAGCTCGATCAACCCATTGAAATCGAGCTGCTCGTCCGCATCGCAGTAGTCACACCAGTCCATCCAAACCTGTTGATCGGCGGCCCTTGCCACGATGCCGGTACCGACCAGATCGCCGACCATTGTGTCGAGCGCCTTGGCTGCATACTCGTTGTTCCGGACCATGTCGCGACACCGGTTCCGGACAGTCTGCAAGTCCGGAAGAATCTCGGCATTGGCGCTGCCTCCGCCGGCGCGCCAGTTCGCCGTGCGTCGGCCGCGCCGTCCGGCGTCGTACGAGCGCGCCATGTCCATCGCGATGCGAGCATGGATGCGACGGGCGCCGGTGGCCGGGCTGAGATACCCGATCATGCTGTCGAGCCAGTTCACGTTACCCCCTGTCGAACACAGCCAGATGGGCCGGCCCGCGGTTCGTGACGACGGAACCGCCCGCCACATCGAGCTGACCCTTCACGAGGTTGTAGGCCCGGATCAGATCGTCCATGTTCCGGTACGTCACCGTCTTGCCGTCATAGGCAACCGTTAGGCTGCCCGAGGCGATCGCGCGTTCGAGCGCGGCCAATTGTGTGTTTGTGAATGCCATGTTCAGTTCAGCCAGTTGTCGGTGTTCGAAAGCCAGCCATCGTCGCCGGCCGTGACGGTTTCCAGCTCCTCGTCTCGTGCAGACGTCTGCACGGGACTGGTGACAGGAGCGGGTGACACAGGTACCACCGGCGCCGCCGCAGGAGCTACTTCAGCCGCCGGCGGCACCCCACCGAATAGATCGCGGTGGCGCGGCTCCAGCAGCCGCTCGAGCTCGTCCCACTCGGCCACGCGTGCCGTATGGATACGCACGGTCGGATGGCAGGCCGCGGCATAGGCATAGACCAGCGTGTCCAGCGACTCGTTGCGGCGCCCGGCCAACTTTTCCCACCGGCCCAGCTCGACCTTGTATACCTCCGCGGTCAACCCCTTGAAATAGATGTCGGGCAACTGCGTGCTAAAGCGCAAGAGGCGATCGGCGCCGACCCGCCCCGCTTCTTCGTCCGCGTCCATTCGTGCGAACAAGGACGACTTCGCCGTATCGCCGCCCACGAACCAAAGCTGCACACCGTTCTTCATGATGTCGCCCTTGCCGTTCTTGACATCTTGTCGGCTGGACCGTCCCAGAATGGGTTTGCCAGGGCGATCCCCCTTGATCGCAATCACGCTGTCATGCCGGCGGGCGCGGCAATAGTTGTAGACCGTATGCGTATGCAGGCCACCCGTATCGACCGCCGTCATGCTGACCCGCAGGTCGATGCCGAATTCGTTGCGGAATGCCTGGTGACGGTACGCATCCAACTTGAACCAGGGACTGTCCGGATTCGACGGATCGAGCGTCAGGTCGCCGTGGATTTCGAAGTAGTCCAGCACCAACGCCCGCTCACCTCGGCCCCAGGCGACAAGTTGAGCGGCCAACCATGTGTCCTGCGTGTCCACGCCGAGGGTGAGTACGTAATACCCACGCGGCACCGCGCGCAGTGCATACGGCTCGGCGCGCTCTTTCAACACCTCCCACTGCACCCGGTCCGTCTGCTCCTGCCAACACTCGGCCAGTTCGTTGTTGATGAACCGTTTCAGCTTGATCGGATTGCCTTGTGCCTCCAGCCAGTCCACGACCAGGTCAACCCATGACCGCCAACCGAGAGGCGCCAGAAGACTCGGCATGTGGAAACTCGCCACGCCCGGCTGCCCTTTCGCGGTCTTTACCCACATATCCGGGGTAAAGAGCCGCTTCCACTCATGCTCTTTCGAGACGATGCCACAGCCAACACACGCGCAACCTACAGTCGTGGGGTCGGAATCCACCCATCGGAAGTTTTCCCACAGCAGCCGTTGGCGGTGGCCACACGCAGGACACGGCGGCATGTAATACCGCTGGTCGCCACGATTGAACTGACCGTCGATCTCGCTCGCGCCCTCGATGGTGGGCGTGCTGTTGCCGAAGATCCGCGCCTTGCTCCCAAAATTGGATGTGCGGTTGCGCGCAAGCTCGGGGACGGCGCCCTGCTTGGCCACGTCGCGTGGGTACTCGTCGACCTCCTCCAGCAGAACATAGCGGATCGTGGACGACTTCAGCCCCCCGGCGCGGTTCGAGCCGACCAGCTGCAGCATCCCGCCCGGAAACTTCTTGCGCCGCTGCGTGTTGTCGCTGCCCTTGACATCGCGATCCTTGACCGCGCGGCGCAAGGCCGGCGTCGCGGTCGCGGTCCGCAT